GAGATCCCGAACGTCGCCGGCGAGTAGCCGCACGCGGTGAAGATCTCGATCAGCAGGGCCTGAGCGGTGGACTGGTGCTCCTGCCAGCGGATCACGAACTGCTGCGCCTGCACCATGGCGTTCACACCGGCTGCGGCGTCCTTGGCCGCGCTGGGGCCGCCCTTCAGGACGGTGAACGCCTCCCGGTCCGCGTCGAACTGGGCGCCCTGCCCGGGGTCCTTCACGTCGAGGGCGTCCTTCGTCACGAACAGGCGCGACTTGGCGAGGCGGATGTCCCGCATCCACGACGTGTAGACCTCGTCCAGCGCGTCGAACAGCGAGTCGACGCCCTCGTAGTCGGAGCGGCCGTAGCAGGACGCCACGGGGTCCTTGCGGCGGCGCCGGTTCGGCTTCACGTTCGGGATGTACACGGCCGTGAGCAGCTCCGAGCCGGTCTCCACCGTGGACTGCTCGCCGACGACGTCAGCGAACCCAGCCGTCGCCGGGTGCTCGGTCAGCGGGACGCGGACGCCGAGCGTCTCGGCGTTCCCGGACACGTACAGCCCGTACTCGATCGTGCCGGGCTCGTGCCGCTCGAGGAGCCGAAAGTGCCCCGGTGTGTCGTCCAGCCCAGCAAGGTCGGACCAGAACGTCACGCCGACGAGCCGCTGGAACCGGAAGTCCGGCACAGCTGCGTCCGGGGCGACCGCGGTGATGAACGGCTTGTCCGGGACGACGGTCTTGTCCCACGTGACCCGCAGGAAGTTCCCGCCCAGCGCGGAGCCGAGCTCCCCGCCTTCGAGGAACGACGCGTGCGCGGAGTCGTCGAGGAGGTCCACGAGCCGGGCGTTGGCCTTCTTCCGCGCCTCCGGCGCCAGCACGGGGTCGTCGCCGTCGCCGTCCAAGTCCGCGAGCTCGACCTTCGGCATCTCCCCGTACATGATCTGCGAGGAGATGCGGGCGATCTCAGACGGCACCGGCACGTGCAGCTTCGTGGGCCTTTGCGCCTGCTGCCCCGGGTTCGGGGTGCCGACGAACCAGCGGGACATCTGACCCCACCAGCCGCCGGTGCGCATCTGGTTCGTGGAGTAGTGGATCGCGAGCGCGTCGAGGTCCCCGGTGTACCAGGCGTCGTCGCGGGCCATGTCCTTGTACGCGACCTCGTGCGAGGCGGGCGGCCACGCCATGCCGATACCGGATTCGGGCAGGGGCATGTCCGGTTCCCTCCTACGCGGCTGTGTCGATCAGGTCGGACCAGAGGGATTCGGTGGTGGCGACGGCGTACCGGACGGCGTCGCAGTAGTGGTCGGCGACCTTGACCGGCTTGTCCTTGCCTTCGAGGGCGGCTTTCTCGTCCCACGAGTAGCCGGTGACCTCGTTGATGAACCCGCGGCACCGGTCGGAGACGAGGAGGTTCCCGTGGCCGAGGAGCGACGCCAAGGTCTTGATGCCGTATTCGACGTCGTTGTCGGCGTTGTGCAGGTTCTGCACGCCGTCCTTGTACAGCTGGACCTTGAACGACGCCGCCGAGGGGTCGACGACGGTGTACTCGGGCACGAGGTGCTGTGTGGGGTGGTGCGGGGTGTCGAGCCAGTCGCGGAGCCCGGCGGAGAGCTCGAGGTCGGTTTTGCCGTGGCCCTTGGGGACGCCCCACTCGTCGACGAGGTAGAGGCGGCGGCGTGTCTTGCGGCCGTACTCGTCGAGGTCGGGTGCGACGCCGAGCAGCACCGCCGCGGTGGGGTTGTTGGTGCCGTAGTCGATGCCCACGGACAGGTAGCGCTCGAAGCGGGGCAGATCCTCCCAAGGGACGACATGCTTCTCGGGGTCCCACATGGGGTAGACGGCGCCGTCGGCGGCGACCCATTCGCCTTGGATGAAGCGCCGGAACCACAGGCCGGTGAACTCGCGCCGCTTGGACTCGCGGTACTCGTCGGTGAGCGACGGGTTGTCGTCCATGGTGAAGCGCCAGTGCCGCCAGTTGGTCAGCTCCGAGAGGCGGTCGAGGAACTTGACCTTGAACCAGTGGCCCGGGTTGTCAGGGTTCGTGGACCCGAACAGCTTCGCGCCCGGCACGGACATGCGGCCGAGGAGCTGGGTGAAGAATTCCTCGGCGAGGACGGTGATCTCGTCCACGTACGCGCCGGCGACGGTCATGCCTCGGATGACCTTCTCGGCCTTCGCATCCGACGCGCCGATGAGGTGCACGCGGCGGCCGAGGATGGACACGGTCGGGGCGCCGACGTTGCCGATGACCTGGTCTGCGATGGGCCCGAACAGTGCCGGGTCCTGCATGGGGGCGATGAGGTTGCGCCAGATCGAGTCGCGGGTGCGGCCGATCATGACTAGCTCGCCGCCGCGCGGTGCACGGGCGACGTAGATCGCCCACCGGAGCAGGGTCACGAACGTCTTGCCCGCGCGGATGGACCCGTCGCAGACGTTCACGCTGGCGGTGGAGTGCTGCAGGTAGTCGAGCTGCTTGGGGGAGAACGGGGCGGACACGTCGCCTCCCCGTGCGGTTACTGGGGCGCCTCGGGCGGCAGGCCCAGCGACGCCGCGAGGGCCTCCACGATCGACACCGCAGCCTCACGGCCCGCATCCTCGGTCGGCGCCAGCTTCGACAGCGCCATGATGCTGTTGCTGATCGCCCCGGTCGTGTTCCGCTCGTCCTCGGGCGGGATGAAGTCCAGATCGATCAACCGCTCGGCGCCGGCCTTGCCCTTGATCTTCGTCTTCCACTGCTCGTGGTCGTCGTAGTGCCGCAGCAGCTTCGCCTGCTGGTGCTCCACGATCCGCAGCTGCCGCTCATGCGCCGCCAGCGTCCGCTCCTTCGCGGACACCGCACGCGCCGCCACCAGCGCCGTATTCGTCTCAGCCGGGAACGCCAGGCCCTCACGCTTGCACAACGCCGTCACAGCCGCCGGAGACCGGCCCACACGCTTCGCAATAGCGTTCCGAGACAAACCCTCGGCATGCAGATCACGGATCGACTGCTTCTCAGCATCAGACAACGGCTTGGGCTGCGCCATCATGCCCTCCTGGGGCTCCACGCGCGGGAAAAGGTGACTAGGGAGGCTCCGGGCCTCTCAAAGCGAAAAGCGCGCCCCTTATGGAACGCGCAAATCTATATTCACCACTATTGACAAGGTGTTGCCCTTGTGTCAAGTGGAACGTGGTGTTATGGCGTGTCGCGTTGGCCGTTGATGGCACGTCGGATCTGGTCTTCGAGGGTGCGTCCGGCTTGGAGCATTGCTCGTGCTGCTGGGAATGCGTTCCCGCATTCGTCGCATTCGAGGAGGTGGTTGTCGCCTTCCTCAGTGACCTCGTCGTAGCCGCTGATGTGCTTGACCCCTTGGGAGTCAGTCCTCGCCATGGGTGAGGTTCCCTTCTGCGCCGCAGGCGCTCGAATTTTTCACGATCACGGGGACTCTCACGTACTGCGGGAGCTTGGCGACGCGGTTACGCCATTCCTCCTCGGTCTCTGCGTAGACCGTCTCCCGCTCGCCGGTCGGTTCTTCGACCCACACGCCGTTGTCGTCGTATGCGAGGTATTCGGAGTCGATGATCGAGTCGAGCGCGGCCTTGACCCGCTCGTACTCTGCGATCTGCTCGGGTGTCGGCGGGTGCTGGATGACCTGCTCGACCTTCCGCTTGTATTCGCTCGGGCCGCCAGGCAGCATCACGACATTCGCACGGAGTGCTTCGAGGGCCTCAGCGTGCCACGCCTGGGGGATGCTCATGACTCACCGGCGCGGTATGGGTTCGTCAGCGGAAGCGATTCGTCGCGCTGTCGCCGTGTGTGCATGGCATCCGCGCCTTCATCCCATGCCTTGGCCTTCTGCTCGTTGAGCCAGTCCTCGGTGATGCTTGGGTCGTCGGCCAGGTGCTGGGCCATGGCAGCCTCGTAGCCCTCGTTGAAGTGCTCAGCGTGGGCTTCGAGGTCGTGGTGGTGGAACTCGATCACCTTCTGCGCTTCGAGCTCGCGGACGCGCTCGATGAGCCACGGGACGTCCTCGCGGGCGTGGGCGATGAACTCGCAGTCGCGCTTGTCCACGTCGAACGCTGCCGCTCGCTTCGCGCCGTTCGGCGCCGGGAGCCAGTGCGGCTCGGCCTGATGGTTCGCGATGAACGCGCCGTTCGGACCCCAGACGACGCAGTCGCCACGCTGGACGGTATCGGCCTCCCATGGTCCGGGTGTCGCAGCGTCGGCGCGTGCCTGGATCTCGTCGAGGCGGCTCATTCGACCACCTCGTAGGTCTTCTCGAACTCGGCCGGATCGACGGGCCGGAACTCGCCGTCCTCGAGGACCACGAAATGCCCACGCGGGACCCGAACCGAACCGTCAGCCGTTCGGATCTTGATGTGGTGCCCGAAGTCCGACGCCAGCTTGTGGCAGGGGATCTCGTCGCATTCGTAGTTGGCTGAGCCGTGGTTGGTGAGGATCCAGTCGATGACGTGGGTTGCGCCCATTGCGCGGCCGTCCCACTGCATGGCCTGCACTTCGACGGGTCGTTTGCGGTAGGTCTTCAGTTCGGTCACTGGTGATCCTGTCAGAATGGCGGGTTGTTGTCGGCGCCGGTTCCCCAGCCGCCTGAGTTGCTCGTGCTGGGCGTGGCCCACGGGTCGTCCTGCTGTTGGCCGCCCCAGCCGCCTTGGGACTGCGACTGCTGGCCGCCGTTCTGCTGGCCGCGCTGGGTCCTGGTGACCTTCGCGCTGGCGTACCGGAGGCTCGGGCCGATCTCCTCGACGTCGAGCTCGATCACGGTGCGCTTCTCGCCCTCGCGGGTCTCGTAGGAGCGCTGCTTCAGCTTGCCCACCACGATGACCCGCATGCCCTTCGTGAGGGATTCCGCCACGTTCTCGGCTGGCTCGCGCCACAACGAGCAGCGCAGGAATAGGGTCTCTTGATCCTTCCACTCGTTCGATTGCTTATCGAAGGCTCGTGGCGTCGAAGCAACGGTGAAGTTAGCCACCGCTGACCCGCTCGGGCTGAACCTGAGCTCCGGGTCATTCACAAGATTCCCGATGACCGTGATGGTCGTTTCGCCTGCCATTACTTGCCTCCGATGTGTAGGACGGTGAACGGCTTGCCATTCACGAGTAGGTGCATTGGGCAGGAATCCTTGCCTACCATGGCCCAACCTCCCGAGAAGTTGGAGTGGGCGCGACCCTTGACGCGGACGGCACCGTAGACGTCGAGGATCGCTGAGCCGTAGGGCAGCGCGTCCAGTTCCTCGGCGGTGGTGACAGTCTCGGGCGCGGTGAGCACCTTGGCGGCAGCGAACAGCGGGCCGAGGAACTTGTCCTTCCAGAGGTTCCGCGTGTCGTGGTCGAATCCCTCCCAGCGCAGGCCGGTTGGGTTCATCTCGTTACCCTCGATGGCGCGCTTGCAGAACGCATCGAGGGCCTCAGTGAGCTTGGCGTCGCTGGTCATGATTCCGTTCCTAGGCAGTCGGGGCACGCGCCACACGGGATGCAGCACTCGGGGAGTTTGGCGTCGGCCTCGACGAGCCGCCCGATGCTGTGCATGAGGGTGGACACGGTCTCGATCTCATGGAGCGCCGCGTGCGGGCTGTAGATCAGCCGGTGACGCTCGGTCAGGTCAGGCATGGTCGTCTCCGTCTTGGCTTGCGAGGTTATTGAGGAACGCCTGTACCTGCTCCTGCTCGCTCATGGTCAGGCCGTCGTCCGGCTTTGGCTTCGGCTCGCCGTCTCCGATGAAGTTGTCCAGGTCACGCTTGCCGAGCGGGTTGCGGCGGCCCTTGTGTGCCTCGTTGGCGGCGCTGGACTGCTGGATCTGGAAGTCGATCGGCAGCCCGGTGGCACTCGCGAGGTACTGGCCGACGACGATCCCGAGGAAGCGAATGCCTGTCATGCCGAGCACGCCCTTGAGCCGCTCGTATGAGCTGTCGGCAAGCATGAGCCGCACGTCCGTGTCGCGCGCACCCGCAGACTTCTCGCCGCTCATGGTGCTCCCGACCAGGTAGAGGCCGGACATCCCGCTCTCCTCGCCATGGACGAAGGTCCGCCAGATCGGCCAACAGGCGTTGTCGAGGAGGAACATCTGCCGTGGGCTAAGCATCGTGGTCCTCGTCGTTGCCTGCCCACTTCCAGTCAGCCAGCGGGTGCGCAGCGGCTCGGAGGAGTGCGGCCTGGAGGTCGTGGGCGCGCACGGTGATGGTCATGGGGATGTCCTTGCCGTCGTCGTGCGCGTCCTCGTGGCTGCCGTCCGGTGCCCCGTAGTGCCCTCGGCTGTGCGCCGTGATCGTGAACTGGTGCCCGCACTCATGGTCGCGCTCGCGCGTCTCGGCCTCCGTCTCGCGCTTCAAGAACTCGAAGAGGACTTCGGTCTCGTTGCGCCGGTTGGCAGCCCAGTGGGCGGCGGTAATCCGGCGCTCAGGCATCGTCGGCACCGTCCAAGACCCGCAGGTCCTCGAAGTTGCGCAGGACGCCTTCGGGACTCCAATCGACGTCCCTGTCCGCCGTCTGAACCCAGTTCAGGCGGGTCCCGTCAGTCCAGAGCTCGAGCTCGTGCTTCTGGCCGTTGCGGACGCCCACGATCCGCGCCGGGACTTCCGTGGGCAGCTCGAACGGCTTGGGGTCAGCGAGGGCGTCGTCGAGCAGTTCCCCGGCCTTGATGTAGGCGAAGTGGGCGCCGCTGTGGATGACCATGCCATCCTCGTTGGCCTTGAGCTGGTCGCGCGCTTGCCGCACCCGTTCCAGCTTCGCCTCGGCAGCCTCGGCACGGGCTCGCCACTCGTCCGCACCCTTCTCAGCCTCTCGCAGCTCCCGCGAGAGTTGCCCGGCGATCTCCTGCAGCTCGCCCCATGAGGATGTCTTCGGGACAGCATCGAGAGCTTCGAGAAGCTCAGTGGTTTT